GTAAACGTAGATTTATCCAGAAATGTCCCGATTTTGTCCGATTTTGTAACTAGTCCAGACCAGTCCAAACCGGACATAGCGGACAGTCAAAAGCCAAATGTTTTACCGTTGGGGGGTCGCCTCATAGGCAGCCCAACACCTCGCATATTCGCACACCCTGTAGAAGGCGACACGTCCAGAGCTAAGCAAGCCATAGATCTAGCAGCTGAAATAGGTATCGAGCTTATGCCCTGGCAAAAACACGCCTTAACTGAAATGCTTGCTATGAATAACGGCAAGTATGTACGTAGGGTTCAGGGTTTGGTTTGCGCTAGGCAGCAAGGCAAAACTGAGCTAGCAAAAATCCGAATAATTGCAGGTATCTACTTATTTAACGAAAAAGACGTAATTCTATTATCTGTTAACCGCAAACTATCTTTAATCACTTGGCGGCAGATAGATTACCTAATCCAAAATACCCCGAGCCTTAAAGGCCTTTGGGATAAGACCTACACTACTAACGGTGCTGAACGAATCGTATTTAAAAACGGTGCCCAGATATCCGTAGTAGCTGCTACACCTAACGGCTGCCGAGGCATGACCGCCGATTTAGTTTTTGCAGATGAAACCCGCGCCCTCGATCAGGGCACCTGGGACGCGGCGGTGTATACGACTAACGCGCGGCCTTTAGCTCAGGTCCTCACAGTTAGTAACGCCGGTGATAAAACGAGTACAGTTTTAAATAATTTACGCGACCGCGCTATAAATAACGTAAGCCCTAGTTTGGGCTGGTTAGAGTGGTCAGCTCACCCAAGCCGCGAGATAATGGACAAGCGCGGCTGGGTTGAATCGAATCCGGCCTTAGGCTGGACTATGGACGAGGAAACTATGGCGCATAACGCCGTAACTAATGACCCGTTAGCTTTTAGAGTCGAGGTCCTTTGTCAATTCTTAGATAACTTGGCTAGCCCGTTTGAAGTAGGGGCCTGGGAAAAGTGCGCGGACGAGTCGATCGTAGTTGAGCCAGGCGGACTCACCTTTTTTGCGTTTGATAAATCCTATACGCATAAATACGCAGTCCTAGTAGCTGGTCAAAAAATGGACGAGCTAAGAGTAAAAGTAAAAGTGCTGCAGGTTTGGAGTACCAATACACCTTTAGATGATCGGCAGTTAGCTAGTGATATTAACGCGCATATACAAAGATTTAGGCCTAAGGTCGTTATGTATGACAAATGGGTAAGCGAAAACGTAGCAAGCTATTTAAAGTCTAGCGGCTCGCTTTTAATGGACGTAAGCGGCAAAACACAAAACGAAGCAAGTAACCGGCTCGCGCAGCTTATGAGTCATGGCCAGGTAATCCACGCTAACGAGCAGGTACTTAATGAAGCTATAGCAGCGTGCGCTACAAAGCACACCGAGTACGGTTGGAAAATTGTAAGGCGTAAATCAGCCGGTGAAATATGCGCAGCTATTGGCGTAGCTATGGTGGCCTGGTACGCCTCAAGGCCTCAGGCAGTCGCAAGTATAATAGTCAATTAGACACGCCGAACAAATCGGACAAATTATTTAAAATAGGTATATAGTGCCGGCGTGGGGATTTTACAGTCGTTACGTCTAGTAGACGCTGTAAGCATGCCCGAAAGTACACCTACAATAAAGGCGCAATATAACCCGCCTGTAAATGATGTAGACACTAACAGCTTATTTTTTGCGCCTCAAACTTTTATTACACGTGCTGAGGCTGCAGCGGTGCCGTCCGTCGCGCGGGCCTCACAGTTAATAAAGGGAGTAGTCGGCACGCTACCCCTACACCTTTACCGTAAATCTACAGGACAAGAATTAGGCTCACCTGTTTGGCTAGAACAGCCAGACGTTAGGCAGCCCCGCGTAGTAACTATGGCCTGGACCGTTGACGCTTTATTTTATTATGGCGTTGCATATTGGGAAGTTACCGAGCTATACGCAGACGACGGTAGGCCTGCACGTTTCGCCTGGGTATCTAACTCACGCGTTACAGTAGATTTAAACGCTAACAATACGGTAGTAGATTTTTATTATGTAGACGGCAAACGCAGACCTAGCAGCGGCTTAGGCAGCTTAATTACTTTTCAAGCTATGGACGAAGGTATTTTAAATAGAGGCGGTCGCACAATACGCGCCGCGTTAGATTTAGAAAAAGCCTCGGCTGTATCAGCTGCTACACCTGTACCGTCTGGCTATATACAAAATAGTGGCGCAGATTTACCAGAGGAACAAATTACTGGACTATTAGCTAGTTGGAAATTGGCCCGTAATCAGCGATCTACTGCCTACTTATCAAGTACGCTCAAATACGAGCCAACCTCGTTTAGTCCTAAGGACATGATGTACTCGGAGGCCAAACAAGAATTAGCTACCGAAATAGCCAGGCTATGTAACGTGCCGGCTTATATGCTGAGTGCCGACGCCAATAACTCTATGACTTACTCAAATGTAATGGACGAACGCCGCCAGTTTGTAGATATGACATTACGGCCTTATATCTCAGCTATTGAGGACAGGCTTAGCATGAACGACGTAACAAACTCGCAAAATATCGTACGTATGTCATTAGACGATAGTTATTTACGTAGCGACGCATTAACACGTTTAGCAGTAATTGAAAAAATGTTAGCCCTTAATTTAATTACAGTAGAACAGGCACGCGAAATGGAAGATCTTTCACCTAATGGAGGTAATGACAATGCAGTTGAACTTTAACAGCTCAATAGAAGCTACAGACCAAGAGCGTAGAATTATTGCCGGTAAAATTGTACCGTTTGGCGAAATCGGTAACACCAGCGTAGGTAAAGTAGTTTTTGAGCAAGGCTCAATAAATTATCAAACTAACGGCCGTATTAAATTATTATTAGAGCACTCAGCTACAGACCCTCTAGGGTTTGCACAAAATATAAGCGAGGACACCCGGGGCTTATACGCTACTTTTAAAGTATCTGCAACTACTAAAGGTACAGACGCTTTAATAGAAGCTAGCGAAAACCTACGCGACGGTTTAAGTGTTGGCGTAACTGTTGACGCAAGCGAGGAACGCGGCGGCGTGCTTTACGTGCAGTCTGCACAATTACGCGAGGTAAGTTTGGTCCAGGCAGCGGCCTTCAAATCTGCAGCGGTCGAATCAGTTGCAGCTAGCGAGGTAGAGCCTGAGCCAGTAGAGGAAACAGAACAAACCCAACCAACCGAAAGTGAGGCCAGCGTGGACAACGCTACCCCAGCACCCGAGGTAGAAGCCGCACAGCCGGTGGAAGCCTCACGCCAAACAGTAACGGCATTAGCTTTTACTGCACCCCGTAGCCCAATTACAACCCCAGCCGATTACCTTTTCCACAAAGTAAAGGCAACACTAGACCCAGGCAGCGAGTCTGCAACTTGGGTACGCGCAGCTGATGACTCAACCACAAACAACGCTGGTTTAATTCCAACACCTCAGCTAACTACTTTGTTTAACGGCAAGTCCAACAGCTTCCGCGCAAGTATCGAAGCTATCAACACCGCAGCTTTGCCTGCTATGGGTATGTCGCTACAAATCCCACGCATTAAAACCGTACCTACGGTAGCTGACACAAATGAAGGGTCAGCACCTAGCGAAACCGGCATGGAAGTAGAGTTTGTTACTGCTACTGTAAATAAGTACGCAGGACAGAACACAGTTTCCGTCGAATTGTTCGACCGTTCAGACCCAGTATTTTTAAACGTATTGGTTCAACAAATGGCCGACGCTTACGCGCTAGCTACTAATAATTTTGTTAATAGCGAGCTAATCAGCGCAGCTACTCTAGACGCTACAACCGTAGCAACTTACCCAACAGCCTCAGAGCTTCTAGGTATTGTTTCACGCGGTGCAGCTAGCGTTTATTCAAACAGCAAGCGTTTTGCTCGCAATATGATCGCCTCAAGCGGACAATGGGCCAACATTATGACCCTTAACGATTCCGGCAGACCAATTTACACAGCGCAACAACCACAAAACGCAGGCGGCGCAGTATCAGTTTCAAGCCTACGCGGTAACGTTGCAGGACTTGACCTATACGTCGACTATGCAAACTCAGGCGACGGCGACGGTACACTTTTGATCGTTAACCCAGACTGCTTTACCTGGTACGAATCCCCAGCATTACGTTTAACTACTAACGTAATTGCTAGCGGACAAATCGAAATCATGTACTACGGCTACGGTGCTTTGGCCAATTTGGCCTCCGGTGGCGCGTTCAAAAATAATAAGGCATAAGCCTAAAACACTAGAACCCTAGACCCTGCCCCTAGTCCGGTGGGGTTTAGGCCCAAACAGTAAGGAGTCGAGCGCGTGGCTGCAACATATATAACTATGGCTGAGTTACGCGCTTTGCTCGGTATTACTGCTATCACCCTTTACACAGACGCAACAGTCGAGGAAGTCTGCCAGGCTACCGAGGACATATTAAACAAATACTTATGGTTTAACACCGCGCCTATATCTGCTACGGCTTTGTCAGCCAACGTCGCTACAATTACTACCCCAACACCTCATGGCTTTGTAACTGGCCAGCAAGTAACAGTAGCCGGCGCGGGTACTACTTTTAATGGCACTAAAACACTAACCGGCTATGACCTTTACCGTTTTACTTTTGATAAAACAGCTGCAGACCAAACTACACACTTAGTAAAACCTTATGGTTTAGCTACTGGACCTAATCACGCTACAGCTTATGCAAGTGTGCCAGCGGTGCGCGAAGCTGCAGCCGCTTTAGCGACTACTATCTGGCAAGCCCGCCAGGCCCCAGGGGCAAGCATTACCACAGTCGACGGCTTTATCGCTTCGCCTTATCAGCTAGGCAATACCCTTATAGCAAAAGTACGCGGCTTGATCGCGCCTTATATGTCGCCTAACTCAATGGTGGGCTAATGCCAACCGCAATAACTACCCTTAGATCAACACTAGCTACAGCTTTAGCTAATACGGCTGTCTGGTCAGTTTTTAACCATATTCCAGAAATACCTCAGGCTAACTCGTTAGTTATCGCCAATGATGACCCTTATATCTTGGTTAACAGTAACGTTAAAACAGCTATAGCCCCTACGGTACGTTTTAAATTATTTTTACTAGTGCCGCTTATGGATAACTTAGGCAACCAAACAAAACTAGAGGATTTTTATTTAGCTGTTATGCAAAAGTTAGCCGGCTCAGGTTTAACTATAAATATAACTAGCTTCAGTGCCCCTGCAATTTTGGAAACCCCTAGCGGTAACTTGCTTCAAAGTGAAGCCGGTATAGAGATAATCAGCGAGTGGAGTTAATTATGGCTAACTATAAAGTAATGATAGATAACGAAATCGCAGGCGTTGGCCTCGGCGGTACCGTTAACGACACAGATTTAGAAGGGTGGGACTTACCACACTTGCTAAAAATTGGTGCTTTAGAGGAATCCTCAGTAAGCCCAACCCCTACTAAAGTAAAGGAAGTGCAGGAATAATGGCAATTTATTTTACAAATAATACTTACCTAAAACTAGGTACTTATGATATGTCAAGCGTAGTTATCTCAGCTAGCATTAACGTAAACTATGACCAGCTAGAAATTACAGCTATGGGCGACGCAGCACATAAATACCTAAAGGGTTTGCAGGCTTCAACCCTTAGTGGCAGCTTGTACCTAAACCAGGACGCTATCGCAGCGGGCTCAACACGTGCAGTACTAGACAGCCTTAGCGGTACCTCAGCAGCGTTTGAAATTGGCGCAACTGGGTCTACTGCAAGTGCTACAAACCCAGTCTATAAAGGCTCATGCTTTGTAAACGGGTACACACCTATCAACGGTGCCAATGGTGAAGTCGCACAGCTAGACTTTACTTTTGATATCACAGCACAGACAGCACCATTCCCAACAGTAAGCTAATAAGAAACGAGGGCTAGAAAATGGCAAGGTTAAAAATTACACGCGATACCGGGGTAGTAGAGGAATACGACATTACGCCGGCTATCGAAGTAGAGTTTGAAGCGTACGCAAAAATGGGTATAAATAAGTGCTTTAGGGAACAGGAAAAACAAACCGACGTTTATTACTTATGTTGGCTAGCAATTAAACGCAGCGGCCAAACTGTAGCTGTATTCGGCGAAAGTTTTTTAAATACCTTAAAGGCAGTAGAGGTGCTGGAGGACGACCCTTTAGCTGGGTAGGTAATAGGCAACTACTTACCTATCAAATAGCAGCTTTAGCGGTCGAAACTCATATATCACCTAAAGAATTACTGGAATTGTCGCCGGCTATGTTGACGGCAATTTACAGAGTATTAGCGGACAGAAACGAGGCGGCAAAACGTGGCACCCAACCTAAGAGGCGTTAAATTAGAGGGTTACGCTGAAACTGTCGCTTTATTAAATAAGTTTGATAATGACACTTTAAAAGTTATGAACGCTGAGATTTATCAGACTACCAAACGCACACAAACGCAGGCTAGAGCACTAGTCCCAGCTGCCTCACCTTTAAGCGGCTGGGCTAAGCCTGTTAAATCCGGCGATTGGTCGCGGTTAACTTTTGAAAGCAAGCCTATTAAAATGGGCATTAAAACAAAGATAGACCGGCAACGGGTTCGCGGTAACTGGACTAGCAAAACTTTATTTTTAATAAATAATAACCCTGCCGGTAATATTTACGAGTGGGCCGGTAGGCATAATGCTACTACTGCTCAAAGTGCTAGATTTATTAAAGCTATTAGAGATCAGTCAAAAGTAAACGTACGCGGTAAGCAAGGTCGTATAGTTATTAAAACTGTTGAGGATAACTTACCAATTATTGAAAATGAGCTACGTACCAGTATGGCTAAGGCAACTAATACGCTTAATATAAGATTGGCCCGAGCATGACTATTAAAGTACCGATTTTATTTCAGCTTAATAAATT